TTATGTTTTACCAATATGGCATAGATCTCCTCTGCAATCTGCTCTGCCCGATAAAGAGTTATTGTCATTTCGCCCCCCATTTAGTTGTACAATCCCTACCGATCAAGACGATATTGAATCTGATTCTTCAAATCATCCAGATAAGATATAAATTCTTTAGTACTTTTCTCATGAAGCTCAACCGATGTTTCGTAACGTTTGTTGAGCTTTGCAGTTTTGAATCCGTTCCAAACATTGATAGCAAGAACTGCCAATAGAATGAATAACAACAAAATTATTGTTAATTCTCGAAATCTTTTCAAACTACTCTCTCCCTTTAGCTATAAAGACCTTTCGCCGTACTCACGATTTCCTCATTAAGCTTCTTAGTGATTTTACTAACAATGGAATCCAAATTCGCTGAATTGGTCACTGGACCCGTCTTCACCTGGACTGTTGGCGTCAGCGTCACAAAGTTCTGAATATTCTTCATCTCCGCCACATCACGCATAATCTTCAGGTCTTCTTTGGATATGTCGATTGGCTTTTCCACCTTACCTACCTTATCGACTTTTGCAACTTTACCTTTCTTATCGGTAGGTACTGAAGGTGTCCGGGCAGCATCGGCACGTTTGTTCCAATCAGTGAAGTCATTGTTTTTACCTGCACCTGCTTTGGCGGCGTTTTCCTCTTCCTTGGCTTTCTTCTCTGCAGCTGAGCGTTTGTCTTCTCGATCCTTCATAAACTTTTGCACATTCGCTTCACGATCCGCCGCTTTCGCAGCTAAATCCGATTCTTTTGCAGCCAAGGTAGCGTCCCGAGCTTGACGAGCTGCCTCTTGCTTGGCTGCTTCACCTGCAGTAAATTCGACGTGATCTACAGTACCTATCTCCACGCCTTTTATTTGATTTAATTTTTTTATCAAATCATTTATTCTGTCTATAGCTCCATTTGCCAAGTCCTCTAAAATCTTGAGTGACTGTACCTTGGCGTATCCGAAAGCATCAGCTATCCCGTAGCCGACGCGCATAAAGAATAACGGTATTTGGTCAAAAAAGCCGAGAATCGCATTCCAGGCCCGCATCATCGCTGCTGCAAACTGATCATTCGTCTGCCAGAGACGGTAAAAGTATACGATGAGGCCAATAATCAATGTAGCGACGAGCACAAATGGATTGGCATTCATCACCGCGTTGACAATCGCTTGACCAATAGCCACCAGTTTCAGTGCCGCATAGAGTGCCAGCACAGCTGCACCTACCCCAGAAATGATAGGCTCGATCCATGACCAATTCTCCGAAAAGAAATTATAAACACTAGTAATCCATTCCAGTAATTTCATGACACCTTGCACTACGTTATCTAATCCTAAACTCAGAGCATCAAAGAAGGGCTGGAATTTACCGGCTTGAAATGCGGCGTTGAGTTGAGTAATCAGCGGTGTTAAGGATTGAACTGCTGCTCCACCTGCATCCGCAAACATGGAACGCGCATTGTTACCCAGTGTCTCCATTTGCTTTGCAGGACTGGCCATCATTTGATCAAAGGCCGCTTGACCCATCTTTTGTTTCTCAAGCAGCTTGTCGAAAGCCTTAATGAAGCCATCCATGTCTCCAGCCTTCCCAAACTCATCAATCTTCAGGTCACGGATATCTGATTTCGACATATTAAACCGCTCGGCTAAGGAAACGATGTCCCCGCTCATAGCCTCTTTTAGGGCAAACGCCGCGCCTTCAATTCCGTTTCCAGCGGAGTCAAATGCATTCATCCGCTGAGCGAAATTATTCAGCTTGGACAACTGATCCGTGTTTTGGGTCGCGGAGAAGAAAGAAAGCGTGCTTTGCAGTGATTTGTTGACATCCTGCCCGGTCCTCAAAGCATCTGCCTTAAACTTCTCGAACATCGCCGTGCCGATCTCAGCATCTCCGGTTCGCGCGACGAACATGTCCACCATCTTTTGCTGTTCCATGGCTCCGCCGATCGTAGCTTCTCCAAGGGATTTAATACCAGAGACACCCAGATACCCGCCGACCAAACCACCTATGCCAAGTCCACCTCCGCCGCTTCCAGACGCTCTACGGTCACCGCCTCCACTGCCTCCGCCTCGACCACCCCGCATACGATTGACTACTTGGCGAAGCCGTTCCACTGTGGTAATCAACGTCCGCAGCAGTGTATCCAATGTAGCTGGAAGTCTCAAATTAAGTCGAGCTGTAAGGGTGCCAATTCGCGCCTCAATCTGCGAACGAAGTAATGTCGCTTGGTGCAGCGCATGGGCGGTGTCCAGGTTAACTCGAATTCGGATTGCGGCGGAACGCCCATCCATGCTATGGATTAAGGATTGCAGCTGGGAGCGAATAGCCACAGCGTCCGGTAGCTCAACTCTAATCTCAGCCACAATTGTTCCAATTCGGGTCCGAAGCTGAACGCCTAGCAAAGAGGCAGACCGTAGGGCCTCACCCGCATTCAGCGTGGCTTCGATTTGTATAGGTGGGACAGCTGCCCGAAGCGCAGCCAATTGAGCGGACATATCGGGAATTTCAATCCTCAATGCTGCTTCTATGGTGCCGAGCCCACGCTTGATCTCTTCTCTGGCTATGGAAGCCGATTGCACAGCCTCTATCGCATCCAAAGCAACAGGGAGCTGAAGCGCCGGCAAAGAGGACTGTATAGTCGCCAGTTGCCCCGCGAAGTCAGAGGTTGCTAGTCGGACCTCCAGCACCGCAGAACCGAATTCCGAACCGATTTGTTGCCGAACAGTCCGAAGCTGCTGAAGCACTTGCTCTGAATTTACCGAGAGCTGAATAGCATTGCCCGGACCGAGCGCAGCCAGCAACTCCTTGATCCGCTGAAGTTCTGACATAGCATTGCCAACATTTATTTGCAGACCCACCGCCATCTGCATTTGAGTGCGAAGCCGCTCCATAATGGCAATGGTTGCATTCATTGCGTTATTTACAGCGGCCAATCGTTGTGTGAAGTCTTCGTACAGATTAATACTGGCTTCAAGGGTTGACATAGGTTCCTCCTTTCTGAGCATGAAAAAAGCACCCCGTTATGGGATGCCCTTCGCCTGTATTATTTTACGCTGTTGAATATTTCTTTGGCTTTCTCACTATTAGTTTCGAGCAGAAACTTTCCTCTGATTATGTCGCCATCTGCGGGTAAAGAATATTTTTGTTTTCCCTTTTTCAGTTTGTCTAGGGATTCATATTCGTATATCTTAACCGGACTATTACCAAGATAAAAAATAACCCCATTAAAAGCTCCGATCATCTCATACAAAGGCTTTTGATCCTTATCCACTGAATTCTTTTCATTTGAAGAATCACCACTACTTATATCTTCGCCAGAGCTGTTAAAGGCTTCGATAAACTTGTCCATGGTTAGATTATCATCTTCTTTAGAAGACGAACATCCCACGAAGACTAGCACTAGACATACGATAAACAACCCACTCCAAAGCTTTTTCATGTCAACCCCCATAGGTAATATTTTCTATAAATATACCAAAGGAGGGCAGACGGGTCTATTATTATTTGTTTTTTTCCTTATCGATCCGTACCGATATCATGGCATAAATCCCCGCCCGTTCCCGGGGACTCATGCTCATCAGTTCATGCGGCAGGATATGCAGTTCATGGAGGGCGTAGTAAGCAAAGTTCGCCTCACCATCGCCCTCGTTAATTAGTTTTTTACTTCGTCCACCAATTCATTCAGATCCTGATCATAGCCGTTAAGCGCCTGTACACGCTCAACTAGAACGGTAAACTCACCAGGAAGCAGCATCTTACGAATCAGAGCCTCAGCTCCCCGCACCCCATAGGATTTCTGAAGCTCCGCATCCTTGAGATTCGGATACACAACCGATGCCCCCACCATTTTAGCCAGGTAGTCATTAGAATCAAACTCAGGCGTATACACACCATTGCGACCCTTTACCTTCTTGGTGGAAGCCTTCCGCAGCTCTAGGTTAGCGTCCTCTGTGATGCTTGATAGCTTCCATGGAATCGCCTTACCGTCCTTATCCTTAAAACGCTTAGAAACAATAAA